GCCGGGCGGCGCTATCACCGTCAACAGCGAACAGGAGGCACTTTCGCAGCCTCCCGGAACCATTGTCATCCTTAACGGCCGTCGGTTCAAGGTTGAAGAATAATGGCGAAACTCGTACCCATTGACGAGGCTCCGATGCCGCGCCGCCTTGTGCCGCTGGACGACGCGCCGGACCCGGCACTGACCGGGTATACGACCGGCGCCACGATGTCTGCCGCCCCGACGGACGACTTTCGCACGACTCCGAACGATAACCTGTTCGGGCTCCCCTACGACCCGCAGACAGAAATGCCGGCGACAGATAACGCCGGCCTGGAGCGCAACGACGCCGTCCTGCAGTACCCGGCGCAAAAAATGGCGTCCGGCCTAGGCAAGATCGCAGGCGCCCCGATCGACATCGCGAACCTCGCGGTGAACGCAGGCTCCTGGCTGCGCAATCTCGTCGGCATAGAAACCCCTTATGTTACCGAACCTGTTGGCGGCGGCGACTGGATCAACGACCAGTCGGCAGAGATCGCAAAATCTCTGCTTGGCGAAGGTGCGGTGATCGACGAATCCACGCTCACCCCGAAAGAGCGCATTGTTGGTGGCGCGATCGACTTCGGAACACAGGCGCTCGCTGGCGGCGCAATGCTTGCCCGGCGTGCCCCTGCGGCAGTCGCGAGGAACGCAGCCACCGGCTTTAACAAGGGCGGCAACTTCGCCACGCGGTTTCTCGACCGGCAGTCGCTTGCCTACGCTCAGGATCCAGCCCGTGTCATCGCGGGCGACGTTGGAGGCGGCGTTGGCGCAGGCGGTGCAAACCAAATCTACGAAGAGTACGTCCCGGACGATGTGAAAGACAGTCTCGGCGTCGCAGGCCCTCTCGGCTCGGTGATCCTGGGCGGTTTCGGCGGTGCCGGCGCGCAGTCTATCGGCCAAGGCGTCACCGAAGGACTGGTCAACCGTGCTGCACGCACGTTCGGCAAGGGCAACTACCAGATCGGTTCGGAAATCCCGACACTCCCGGCCACGCGCCCGACTTCCCGCGACATGGACCTCGCGGCGTGGCGCGCGCAGGGCTTCGTCAAAGACCCGAACGTCGCGGCCGATTCGCTTGAAGCCAACGTCAACGCATTGCGCGAAGCTGGCGTGCCGATCGAAAACATGCCGACGACCGGCGCGCTCTCGGATGACGCGGGCATGGCGATGACAGAGAAAAAGGCCCGCATGGGCGACCAGAACACGCAGCGTCGGTTCGTGGAGCGCGACGAGCAGATGCGTACCGAAGCGATGAAGCAGGCAAGTAAGGCGCAGCCGGCCGACGCATCAAGCCGTGACTTCACCGATTTCGCCAATCGTACAACGAAAGAACGGCTGCGTTCGGCCGACGACATGGGTGAGCGCGCACTGGCCATCGAAACGCAGATGACGGACAGGGACCGTCAGGCGCTTGAGGCGCAGCGTCCTGTGTCCCCGGACGCGGCCCGCGTGGACGCAGCTCGCGGGCAGGGACCGGAAGCAAGCCGACGCATAGCGGCGGACTGGCGTGCACAGGAGCGTGACGTTACCCGGCAGCAACACGCGCTGTTCAGCGACCCTGAAGTGCGCAACGCACCAGTCGACCCGCAGCGCGCGCTGGACATAGCGGATGAAGTCGAAGCCACGGTACGACTGTCCACCAGCGAAGCTAACGTGCCGACCGATCTGTTGGCTCGTATGCGTAGTTTTGCGCCGGACCCGGAAACCGGCGAAGCACCGCCGATGACGTTCGGCGACGTACAGGAGTTCCGCGCCGACATATCTACCGCCATAGATACTGCGATGGAGAAAACAGGAACGGGCAAGGCCGGCCCCCTAGTGGAAAGACTGCGGCGACTGCGGGACGGCTTGGCTCAGTACGAGGACGACATCGTGGCGCAGGGCGGCACGGCCGGCACGCGAGTTCGACAGGGGATGGACTACCACCGGGATACGGTCAGACCGCGTTTCCGAGAAGGCGAATCCGGCTTGCTTCGTCGGCAGACGCGGGCGGACCCCAACGAGCAGCGTATTCGTCCTGAAGATGTGGCCGGCAGGTTCCTGGACGGGAACAGCCGGTCAAAAGCCGAAAGTCTGAACCGCTCCGTGCTGGACGCAGTGCCTGAACGTGCGCAAGACGCACGCACGTACCTGCTCGACAAACTGGCACAAACGAGCGTGGTCGACCGGCAGACCGACTTGCTGCGCCCCAATCGTTTGCGCGAGTGGGAGCGTGCGAACGCGGAGGTCATTGATACGGTGCCGGGCATGCGTGCGGACGTGGACCGCATGCTGGCTGAAGCGCGGCAGGGTCAGGAGATCACCGGCCGCATCGCCGACGAAGTCCGCCAACTGGACCAGAACAGCCGCGTGGCGCAGACCCGCATCGGCATGGACGTGAAGTCGCGCCGCAAGGAAATCGAAAAATCGCCGATCGCGATGGCGTCCGACAAAAGCCCGTTCAAAGCCGTCAGTGCGGTTATGGGATCCGGTGATCCTGAGCGCGCCATGCGGCAACTCGTACTTGACACCGGGCCGGACGAGGCCGCCCGCGATGGCTTGAAGAAAGCCGTCGCCAAGTGGATGAGCCGCAAGATCACCAACCCCGCACCAGAACTAGAAGTCGAGGGCGGACGTTCGGCCAGTTTCTCGAAGACGAACAATCTGTTTGACGAGCACGAAAAGACGCTGGCCGAAGTGTTCGACCCGGAAGAAATGAACGCGCTGCGGACCATGAATCGGATCATCACGCTTGACGCCAACCGTCGGGCGCGCACCGGCACGAACTCCGCTACCGCGGAGAACGTCGGGCTGTTCGGCACGTCGAAGAAGATACAGAACGCACTGGAAGCAGCACTGAAGCTGCGCTACGGCGCGCTGAAAGGCGGCGGCATCATGCGCAGCTTGCGCATCGCGTCGGAGAGCCTGGCGAGCGGCCCGACCACGGTCGACCAGCTTCTGCTGGAAATGCAGTTCGACCCGGAACTGGCGATGCACCTGTTGCGGCGCGACGTGTCGAAGGTCGGCACGCCGGACTGGAACGCCAAGCTCAACCGGATACTTGGTGTCGCGGCTGCGGCAAGAGAAAGCACCGCGCCAGAGGGTGACAACGCGGAAAATTAGTAGTAAAAGTCGTTTACTGTCGCAAGGAAGTCGCTCCATGACCAAAGGCACCGCAGTCTTCAGTTACGGCCTTGGAGGCCCGATCTGGTCGGGCGGCCTGCGCGCCATCGCCAAGGAAGTGCAGCTCGTCGGCTGGCGCGCGCCGGTCTACCGCTGGACGCAGGCAGCGACCGCAGTCAAGGCCGTTGAGAAAGAGACGGACCTGACCGACCCGGTCGCGCTGATCTTCCACTCCGCAGGCGCATCCTTCGCCAACAACTTTGCCCGGCTCTATCGCAAGCCTATCGACCTCGGAATAAGCGTCGACGCCTGGTTCCCGATGGAAATGGCGCCGAACTTCAAGCGTGTGATCTCGATCCGCGCGTCGCGTCAAGGGCGCTTCGATGTCTACGGCGCGAACGTCCAGGGCAACGTCGTGATCGACGGCACGCACACCACGATCGACGACAGCCAGGCGCTGCGCAACCTCGTCAACAACGAACTGGCGAGGCTGTCGTGAAGCGGATCATCTGCCACTGGACTGCCGGCGCGCACAAGGCCAACAGCACCGACATCCAACACTACCATTTCGTCGTCGAGGGCGACGGCAAGATCGTCATCGGCAAGTACCAGGTCTGGGCGAACGCACGGCCGCTGAAGCGCGGCTACGCAATCCACACCCGTGGCTGCAACACCGACTCCATCGGCGTCAGCATGGCGTGCATGGGCGGGGCAAAAGAGCACCCGCTGACCTACGGCCACTGGCCGATGAAGCGCAAGCAGTGGGACGCATTCTGCCGGCTCGTCGCCACGCTGGCGGCCCAGTACCGGATCCCGGTCACGCCGCAGACCATACTTTCGCACGCCGAAGTGCAGGGCACGCTCGGCATCAAGCAGAGACAGAAATGGGACTTCACCGTTCTGCCGCCGTTCCCCGAGCTGCGGGGCGCGAAGGCGTGCGGTGACAAACTGCGCAACGACGTTGCGAAGGCAATTCAAACCAGGAGCGTCAAATGAATTGGGACAACATTCAGCAGTTCATCCGAATCGTGCTGCAGCTCGCAGCCGGTTTCATGGTCCAGCGCGGACTTCTCACCGAGGAAATGGCCGTGACCGCAACCGGGGCGCTGATGTCGCTCGCGGGCGTCGCATGGTGGATGTTCTGGAACAAGAAGCGCGTCGAGTGACTTGGGCCAAAATCATCGCCGGGCTGGTCAGCTTCTTCAATTGGCTGGCCCGGCACATCGAACGCAACGAGGCGAAGACCGATGGTCGTAACGAAGCAGAACTGGAAGCACGCCGCGAAGCGGATCGCGTTTCCGATGTTGCTGCTGACGCTGCTGACCGGGTGCGCGACGACACGTGGCGAGAAATCGTCGACGATCCCGATAACCGGCGTCGTCGCGGCCGTCCCTTGTAGGGACGTTAAACCATTGAGCTACTCGGCCGCAGAAACGGAAGCAGCAGAAGATCCGGCGAACGAGTTCGACACACCAGAAACGATCCGGGAAATCCGCCAGCAGAATGCGGCGATCCGGGCGACCTGCCGAAAGGACTGAACATGCGTGGCATCGCTGTAGCATTTTTCGTAACCGCACTGGTTTTTGTCGCACAGTATGTGCGCGCCCAGGAAATGACCGACCCGAATTCGCCGGCCTGCGTGAAGGCGGCCGACCTAGTCGTCATTCTCGACAAGTACACCAAGGCCAACAAGGTCGAGGCCGTGGCCAAGTACGTCGACCTCAACCCGGAGAACGGCGTCGAGTATCACGCGCTGTACGTGAGCTTCACGGATGGCGGCACCTACCTGCACCTGTTCGCCAACACCTGCCTCATCAAGAATCCGCTGAGCGGGCTCGAGAGCACCGAGATCCAAGTCAATGACAAGGTCCGGGCTTTGATGGGCGTCGGCGAAGTGCTTTTCGACAACCGAGCGAGCTTCTGAGGACCGAAGGCAATGACCGACAACACCCGCGACATCGCCATCCAGACCAAGGCCGAGCTCAACGCAGTGCGCGACGAGGTCAAGGCAATGAGTGTCAAACTGGATGAAGTACACGATTTTCTGATGCGAGCCCGTGGCGCGCAGTGGGCGGTGTACGGGATCGCGGGTGCCGTCGGGTTCATCGCCGCCAAGGGCGGCGTCTGGCTGGCGTGGCTGTTCCAGCACGTGCCGCATTCCATAAAGGGATAGTTCCGCATGCCCGATTTCAATCCCGAACGCGCCTTGACATACATGGAGGCCGTTCGAGAACACGGCTCCCATCGCAAGGCCGCAGCCGCACTCGGCGTCACCCAATCCGTTCTTAGCCGGACACTGCAAGCCGCTTCTCGCAGGGGAATGTTCCTCGACGAAACCCCCGTCATGCCCGGCTTCGAAATCACCCGCATGAGCGAAGTGACCGACGGCGCCGGCAATCTGAAAACCCGGTCTGTCGTCCAGAAGCCGGAAGCTGGACCGAAGTTCCGCACGCCAGAAGGTCACTTCGTCAAGGGCGTCTCCGCACTGGTCAACAGTGCCGGCGAGATCACGCAGCAATGGGTGAAGACGACCCGCGAACCGCTCAGCATGGAGCAGATCGCCGAGATCGCCGAAGACGCACTGTCCAACTTCAAGCCAGTCGCTCCGTCCGTCATCACCAAGGACTGCGACAGTGACCGGCTGGCGGTTTATCCGTGGGCCGACTGGCACGTCGGCATGCTGGCGTGGGGCAAGGAAACCGACGGTCCCGACTGGGACTTGTCCATCGCCCGGAAGGTGATCGTGAATGCGTTCACCGAAACCGTCGAGCAAATGCCGAGGGCCGGCCACGCACTGCTGCTCGGACTTGGCGACCTCATGCACATAGACAACTACAAGGGCACAACGCCGCTGTCCGGCAACGCTCTGGACTCCGACAGCCGCTACTCCAAGGGCTTTGAAACGGCGCTCGAGATCGCGACGGAGTGCGCCGAAATAGCGCGATCGAAACACAAGCACATCGAGATAGCCTTGAAGGAAGGCAACCACGATCCGGTCGGCACCGTCGGCCTGCGACAATCACTCCGCATGTACTACCGCAAAGAGAAGAACGTGCACGTCGAGAATTCCCCGAGCCCATTTTTCGTAAAGCGCTTTGGCAAAAATCTGATCGGCGGCGTCCATGGCGACCGGGCGAAGCCCGGAGATCTGCCGATCCTCATGGCGACGCGCTGGCCTGGCGAGTGGGCCGACACCCGGACCCGGCACTGGCACACCGGGCACATCCATCACGAAACTTTGAAAGAGATATCAGGCGTCTGTGTATACAGTCACCGGGCGCCGATCCCGTCTGACGCCTATCACGCGGCGGCCGGCTACCTTTCCGGACGAAGCATGAAGGGGTACGTTTACCACGTCGAAAGAGGCTTCCGCAGCACGGTGGAAATCGGTATTTCATAAGTAAATAGTGTTTGACTATAGTGCGTCACCGTACTACATGTAGCACGACAGGGAGCCTGTTCGGGGAGACATGAAGGGACGGCGAAATGCGTACCAAAGAAGACAAGATCGCGGCTAGGCGAGAATTCTCGCGCCGCCTCCAGACGATGATGATGAAGAAGGGGCTGAGCCAGACTGAACTGGCTGCGGCATGCAAAAATATCGCGCCCGCAGACGTTCGATTCGAACGTGATACGATCAGCAGCTACATTCGCGGCATTGCGTTTCCGACGCCAAAACGGCTTTCGGTCATCGCCACGGTGCTCGGTTGCGAGCCACGTGACCTCGTTCCGGTCGACTTCGTGCCAGTCGCGTTCACCGAGCCGCCACGGGCGCCGTGCCGGAAGTTCGAATCACTTTCGGATGGCACGGTGTGGCTGACCGTCAACCAGGCGGTGCCGTTCGACGTGGCTTTGAAGGTCATGGAGATTCTGAAAAGTGTCAGTTAGGCTCTCTGCCGGCAAGGCGGCGCGCACCTTGTGCGTGTCCGTCAAAACGCTGGCGCGAATGTCGCAAAAATGGCAACTTGACGTAATCCGCACTCCGGGCGGTCACGCTCGGTACGACAGAAGGGAAATAGAATGCCTCGCAAGCGCTCGGAAGCGCCGTGGCTCGACCGCAGGAGCAACGGCAGGTTCTACGTCTACTGGTACGACGCCTCCATCCGGCGAACGCGCCAGCTCTCTCTGGATACGAAAGATCCGATTGAAGCGAAGGCTCGCTTCGGCCAGTTCCTGCTCGAAGGCCCCGGCCTGTACGAAACCGGAAGCGAGGGACTGACCGTGGCCGTGTGCCTCGACCAGTACCTGCGGGAGCACGCCAACCAGGTCGCGGATCCAGTGCGCCAGCACAACGCAGCGAAGCACCTGAGCGCGTTCTTCCGGGGCATGCTGGTCAAGGACGTGGACGTGCCGAAGTGCCGGGCCTATGTGGCGGCGCGGCGCGCTGGTGAGGTCGGCGGTGGCGATCGCCGGAAGAACCGGGCCGGCGCCAACTCGACCGTAAGGCGCGAGCTCGGCGTGCTGGCAGCGGCCGCGAACCATGCGGTCAAGTGGAAGCGCATGACGCGGGCCGAACTGCCGGTCATCGAAAACCCGAAGGTCGAGACGCAGGAAACCGCGTGGTTCACGACGGAAGAACTCGAACTGCTGCTCATGCTGGCGGAAGGGCACCTGCTGCGCTTCATCCGGCTCGCCTACTACACCGGGGCTCGTCGTCGGGCAGTGCAGGATCTCACCGCGTCACAGGTCGACTGGAATGCCGGCGTGATCTACCTGCACGAAGAGGGCACCGTGGTCACGAACAAGCGCAAGGCCCGTGTGCCGCTGTTCAAGTCGATCGAGGACGACATTCGGTGGCTGATTGCCAACGGCGACGGGGACAGCCTGTTTGGCGGTCGCGATTTCTATCGGCCGTTCCGATCGCTCTGCGAGTCTGCCGGTCTGGCAGACAAGTCGCACCCGCACATTCTGCGGCACACCAGGGCGACCCATCTGCTCCAGAAGGGTAAGGCACCATACGACGTGGCTGCGCTGCTCGGAGATACCGTAACGACCGTGCTGCGGACCTATGGCCACCACAGCCCGGCGCACCTGAAGCTGGCCATCGGAGACGACTGACATGTCGTGGGAAAAACTGGACGAGGCAGTAGCACAGCGGCAAGTGGGGCGTGGCACTATCTTCGCCATCGCTACGCAAAGCGGGAAAGTCTATTACCCGGTGCATTTAGAATTTGACCACCAGAAAGACGAGTACTGGCCCACGCTCACTCTGCCAAACGGCAAAAACCTGAGCATGTTTGGCGACGACGAACCAACCCATTTTTGGGAAGGCGACTTCTCGCTTGAGTTCTTTCTCGGGCCGCCGCACCCGAACGCACGTACCGATTACGAGGACTTTTGGGAATTCTACGACAGCAAGCGTGGGCGCCAAGCGATGAAGTGCCTAGCCCAAGCATTCGGGGATAGGTGGGGTCTGAAACGCGGCAGGTAACACCGCAACCAGCCCTGTAGCAAGCATTCCGACAAACCCGACAAGCATTGATTTAATAGAGATAAGTAGTGGTACGCCCTACGGGACTCGAACCCGTGTTACCGCCGTGAAAGGGCATAGAAGTACACTGTAGCAAAAAGAAAAACCCCGGCCGTCCAATAGGATAGCCGGGGTTTCTTGCTACAAATCGCGACATTTGCGCGCCGCAATGCAGCGTTACGCTTCAGGTTTCACGTCAGCCAGCGAACTGTGCAACACCACGGAACGACGGGTCGTCGATCGCGCAGATTAGTTCGAACACCTTGGCGCCGTCCGCCGCAGCGTTCGGATCGTAGGTGCCGCGAACGTCGCCGGTCGTCGCCGTTGCCGGGACGGTGGCGTCGCCTGTGACCGTGGTGCCTGCGGTTGCCTTCGCACCGTCCTGCATTTCGCCGAGAACGCGAGCCGCGCCCGCGAGGAACACTGGCAGGCCAAGAACGTCACCCGAGCCAACCGTGCAGCCGGTGACGTTCGCGCTGACCGTGAAGCCCGTGACGGTCTTGAACGCCTTCTTGCCGGCCATCGAGGTGCCAGAGCCGGACGATTCACGCATCACCCTGCCGTACTGGTCGGTGCCGGTGACGGTCATGACCGCCGTGTTGGTCCACGCGCCGACTACGTTGCGCGGTACGTCGAAGGTCGCCACGCCGCCAGAAGCGAGCGCGCCGGTAATGACGCCGGCAACACCTGCCGTGACCGAGGCCGAAGTGCTGACGCCGTCGGCGTCCGCAACGTCGGGTGCTCCGAGGTTGATGACAAACAGGTTGGTCGCCGCGAGCTGTTCGAGGTTGGCACGGGCGTTGTCGGGATCGACATCCTGGCCCTGCGCAAGCTGGATCCAGAGGGTCGTGCCGGCTGCGAGCGCGCCGCCAGACTTGTTGGTGATGGTGATGTTCGACGCGCCGAAGCTGACGCCGAGCGTGTTGTCCACGGTGCTCAGAATGCCGTAGGCGTTGGTTGCGGCCTTGTGGTCGAGGCCGGAACGGTACGCGCCAGCGTCTTTCAGGGACGGGTAGTTGACCGTGAAGGTGGCGCTGTTCGCAACGGCCGAGCCGAGCGTGTGGACGATGATGTCAAAAGGTTGTGCCATGTGGTGTTTCTCCAGAAACGATTGCGACAGTCCCTTGCTGTAGGAACTGTCGCAGCTTGTAGCATCGAATAGGAGAGACGGCTAATTAAGGTTTCGTCACGTTTCGCGTCGCCATCATCGCTGCCAGCAAGTCGATATGCGGCAGGAAGGTTTCGTCCTTGGCGTTGAACACGCGGTAGTCGGGCTCGTAGTCGAACCGCTCGCTTGCGTGCTCATCGCCCGATACCCCCGAGTTGGATATCAGGACGATGATGCCGCCCAGGCTTTTCACCGCTGCGGCTTCGTTGTCGAACCGCACGTCGTCCACGACCACCGGCCCGTCCGTCGCGAGCACCCGGCGCCGCCACGTGTCCACCCACAGTGCGTCGTCGATCAGGTTGCGCCCCCACTCGTACCCGAGCGTCTGCATCGCGTGCCGTGGCGTCCGGCCGTTGAGCAGGTCGCACGGCTGCTCTTTGAGATATCCCTCGATATGCTCGTCGGTCAGCCCCAACACCCGAAGCATGTTCTTCAGTGCCGTCGCAAACTTGATGCGCGTGTAGCCTCTATTTGCGACAAGCCAGTCAGCCGCAAAACTCTTTCCGCTGCCCTTGGGGCCGCCTATGCCGATGATCGTGTTCATTTGCCAGTCTCGCAGTTGTATTCGCAGGGACGAGCGACAACCGTTGCGCCCTTGTAGGACTGTCGAGCGAAGTTGCCTTCGTTGGTGCGGGATATGATTTCGATCTCTCCGTCGTAGAAATCCACGGCGATAGCTACGCCATGGTCCAAAAGCGTGCCTTCGCCTTTCGTGATCGCGTACTCGATCGCCGTCACTTCCGGTATCTCCTAGAAAATGCCCTCGATGTCCTTGCGGACGGTTTCGATCGTGAAACTGACCGTGCCGTTAGTCGGGTTGTTTCGGATGGCCTGTATCTGCAAGCCCAGGTTCGGCGCGTGCCGGTCGAAATACTCCTGGACGATCTTCTTCATCGTGGCCTGATTCAGATCGATCGTGTTGTGGCCTTCCAAGGCCGCGTCGGTTACGTCACTCATTTCCGGTATCTCCTGTCCTCAAAGCCTTCCGCAACCAAGGGCAGACCATCCGCCCAGTCCGGAAGCACTGTCATCAACTCGCTGAAATGCTCGGCGGTCCCGACGCGCTCGGTGCTCTCCGCAACGATTTCGTCATGCACCGTCAGAACGGTTTCGTAGCCCCATGCGTCGAGCCCAATGAGAGCTTGCGCCATCACGTCGCGGGCGACGGCCTGGCATGCGTTCTCGCAATTATGTACGATCAGAAATCCTTCGGCTCCCCGAACCATGAAACGCGATCGGGGTCCGGCGTTGACGAGATCAAAGACTGCTTCCGTTGCCATCGGTACCGCAGTGTGCTGCGCGGGATCCCCGTCACCATCGAAAGCGACTTCAGGTCCACTGGCAGCGTGTCGCGCCGGTTCTTCGCCTGCTCGTATCGCGGTATCCAGCAGCAGTTCGTCGGCTCGTAGTTGCCGTTCACGTCGATCCTTTCGATCGACAAACCCGGCGCGTAGGCCGAGCCCATGTCTGCCCAAAACGTCTGAAATGATTTCCGCCACTCGGCACACACCGTGATGCCACGCCCGCCGTAGTTGTGCCAGGCGTGGTGCGTCGGCAAAGTGCAGCGGTCCACCATTGAGCGCCACACCGCGAATGCCGGATGCTTCGACATGCCGTGTGTGGTTCGCAGCACAGACGAGTGACGAAAACAGCCGCAGCTCGGCATGCCGCCCTTCTTGGCGTGCTTCGCTATATCTGTCGCGTCTTTCGTAACTTCGTTTCCGCACACGCACCGGAACGTCCAAAGTGATCGCCGGCCATCCGAGCCCGCGTAGCGCAGTGCCGTCAGGTAACCAAGCGTCTGGCCGGTGTAGTCCCTCGCACGATGATGCACAGACCCATCCTTTCTCGGTAAGGACCAAGTGGTCGGGCGTCATCCGAACGCCGTCCACGGAGATTGTCTTTTTGAAGCCTTGGTGCGCTACGCCTGCGTGGCTAACCCACGCTTCGCCGTCCCACACCTGCTGGTCGACTGTGATGTCCACGATTTTGCGCCAGCCGGAATCGGTGAGGACTTCCGTGTCTGCCGACACGCAGAGCTTGCCACCGTAGGTCGTCTGAGTGGTCCATTGGCGCGTGACACTGTCGGTGCCCTTGAAGTAGAGCGTGTCCTTGTAGACGATCTCGTCGTCTTCGTTGCGCCACGGCGTCGCCAGCTTGTCGATCTTCGGGAAGGCATACGCCAGCGGCCGGCCGCTCGGCAGTTCCATGAACAGAAAGCTGCCTTTCTTGTAGAAGCGGATCTTGCCGACTTCGTGCTCTTCGCCCGTCTTCACCGTGGCGATGGCGGCGTCTTCCATTTCGCGCCAGAAGCGGACTGTGGCGGGGTGCGCGTCGCGCCACAGCGTCTTCAACAACTCGGCGGCGCACCATGTCCGGCCGTCCATGCCGCTCGTCTTGCCGCGGTTCTCCCACGCCTGCTGCACCCGGTCTAGGACGCTCGCTGAGGCGGATGATTTCAGGTAGTCCCATTGCTCGCCGATGCGAACACCGTAGCCGGTCGCCATGACCTGAAACGCTCCGGGGCCGGACTGGTACCCCATGCTCAGCTCCATAACCTTGCCCACCTGCCGCTGGTTCTTGTCCACATCGTCAGGCGACATGCCGAACGCCTTGGCGTATGCGAGCTTGTAAAGATCCGGCCCTTCCTTGCGGTCGTAGGCAGAGAAGGCGTCGATCTTCCACTGCTCGCCGGCCAGCCATGCGAGCACCCGGCCTTCGATGTTCGAATAATCGGCTGCCAGCAGCTTGCGGCCTTCAGGCGCGATCACCGTGCCTCGCAGGCAATCGCCCACGACGCCGAGCGCGTTGCCGTAGAGAGATTCGACCAGGTCGAGGTTCCCCGTCCGCACGATGTCGATCGCCGTGTTCACGTCGTCGATCTGCGGCCGCTTGATGTTCTGCGGCTGGAAGCGTCGCCCGCCCCACCGGCCGGTAGACGCGGCGTGGTACTGCAGCAACCCACGGCTGCGACCGTCGGCCTGCGTGCCGTTCAACAGTGCGTCGATCTTGGCGACGGATGTCTTGCTGCCTTCCTGGCGAAGCTCGAGGATCCGGCGCGCAGTCGGGCTCAGGTCGGCCCGGATCAACAGTTCGACCACGGTGTCTTTCGCCAGGCTCTCGCCTACGTCGAGGTTTTCGAAGTCCCGCAGGTAAGCCTTGATCTGGTTGACCGCGCCCGTGCCGGCGATCTCGCCGTTCGTGATGTCGCGCATTTCGCGGTCGAGCCGTTCGCGCTGCTCGTCGACGATCTTCAGCGCCGCGTTGCAGAGTTCCACGTCCACTGCCACGCCGCGATCATTGATCTCCTGGTCGAGCCACCAAATGTGCTGCTCGAAATCCGACAGCGGGCGGAGCTTCTTTTCCAGAAGCCGCTCAGCCTCAACGTCGGTCTTGCAATACTCGTACAGCGTGTTGAGCCGGGCGGCGTCGTCCCACCAGAGCAGCTTGTCGCCGGGCTCGTCCTTGCGTGGGCGCCGCGGCTTCGCCATCTGCTTCATTACGCGACTGCCTTTTTCGTCCTTCTGGACGGCGGTCTGCGTGACCGCGCAGGCGTCTTCCAGACCGGCCGGAAGCGCCTGTGCCAGCGCCATCGCCATCGTGCAGTACCACTGGCGCAGTTTCGGCACCGGCCAGCCGTAGCGCGGGCCGAGTATCTTGGAGAAAGCGAGCCGTTCGAAACTGGCATTGTGGGCAACCAACCGGCCACCGGAGGCGATGTGCTCTTCAAGGTCTGGCGGACATGGCTCACCGGGTGTCCAAAGCTGCACCGGCTCGTCGTCGAAGGCGTAAGCAGCGCACCACAGGTCGGTGTCCGGGTGGTCGAAATAGACGTAGGCGCCGGTCTTTTTCAGGTTGACCGGGCTTCTCGATTCCACGTCAATATGAAGTGAGCTCACTGGTCGCCCTTCGGCAACGTCACCTTGCCGACCTTCTCATACGTCGTGAACTTGCAGCCGCAGTCCTCGCAGAGCCGGCGACGCTTCACCATGTCGGGGATCCGGCGCGTGTTGGCCACGCTGGTCTTCGTCGAGCCGCAGTTGACGCAGTGGATGCCGGCCATCACATCACGCTTTCGATGAAGGCTTGCGCTGCCTGGGCAACGATTGCATTGCCGTAACCCCGCAGTCGTCCCACGCGGGCGGGAGCCCCATGAGCCAACGGGAATGTGCCGGGTTCAACTGGCTGCCACTTTCCATCCCGGCAGTGGAGCCAGTCAGCAGCTCGCCATTGGCCGTTAGTCGGGCCGGGCCGGTCAGTTGCGCCATCGTCGCTACGGTCGCGCCGCGGTTCTGCCCCAGCCAACTGCTCCCCGTCCTCGCTATCTCGTCCAAGTTGGTTTGCACGTTCTCGCTGGCTCGTGGTGTCGGCCACCCCGCCATCGCCACCTCCTCCGACAGCGGCTTGCCCCTCACTTCTCCCGCCCGCCTGGCGTGAAATTCCTCGCTCGCTGAATTGCTCCGGTAGTCCCTGGCCGCAGGCGTCGGCCACCCCGCCATCGCCGCGTCCGCGCTCAATGCTCCGTTCGCCTGGTTCGGCCCGCCATTCTCCCCGTCCGTCGCCCTCGGCGTATTCCAGCCTTTTTCCGACGAACCAGAGTCTTTGTCTGATATGCGGCGCACCGATGCCCGCAGCGCACATATCCGCAGCCCCGACGGCGTAGCCCGATGCTCCCAGGTCAGCGTGTACAGTGTCGAGCCACGCGAGGCCGTCCTTGCTCGCAACCTGCTCTCCAAGGACGATTGCAGGGCGGCACTGCTCGATGAGGAACTGGAAGGCCGGCCATAGGTGCCGCTCATCAGCAGTCCCGCCTCTTTTGCCTGCCGCGCTGAAAGGCTGGCAAGGGCAGCTTCCCGTCCAGATCGGACGGTCGTCCGACCATCCGGCAAGTCGGAGCGCGTAGGACCAGACGCCGATTCCTGCGAAGAAATGGCACTGGGTAAACCCGTTGAGTTCGTTTGGTACGACATCCTCGATCGACCTTTCGTCGACTTCGCCGGGCGCTATCAGCCCCGCCTTGATGAGTTCACGCAGCCACGCTGCCGCCTTCGGATCGTGCTCGTTGTAGTAGGCCGCCATCACAGCCCCGCGATTTCGAGCAACAGCTTGCGCTGGACCGCCATCGCGAACCCGCCGAAGCCATTGGCCGTGACCATGAAGGCACCCGGCCCGCCCACGACGTTCTCGCTGTAGAAGCGCTCGATGTTTTTGTTGGTGTCGCCACCGGCCGGGATCCCGTAGACCACAGGCACTTCCGCCTGCAGGATCGGCAGTCCGTTTATCTGCACGCCCAAGTCGACCAGCGCGTCTCTAGCCTGTCTTGCATACGGGCCGTTCGGGCCGCAGCTTTCGGCCTCGTCGCCAGATACGTCGATCACCTGGCGCTCGGCCCACGGCGCGGCCTTCAGCAAGTCGCCGGCAAACACCAGCGCGCCAGCGATGCAGGTGCCGTTGAGCGCCGGCAGCTTGGAAAACTGCATGATCTGCGCGGCGAACATGTCGGCGGCTTCCGGGCCGTCGAGGACCGTCCAGCCGATCAGTGTCTCTTGCATCGAGTAGTCGGACCACCGGAACACCGCGACGGCGATCTTCTGGTGGTAGCCGGAAGTGATGGAAGCTTTCACCGCATCGCTTCGGAATGCGTCGGCGTAGCCTTCAAGCTGAAGCTTCCACTCGGTCGCGTCGACGCTGCTCGAATGGTCGATGGCGAGAACCAGTGCCACGTCGACCTTCTGCTGCGCCTTTGCTGCTGCGGCCCACACAATGCAATACGCTACGAAAATTGCGACAATCAGCGCATCAAGCCACTTTTTCATGCCGGCACCTTTGGGCAAAGCGAGGTCAACATGTGGCGGAAGCGCGACGGGTTGTCGGAGAACGGTATCGCGGCGTACACCGGCTCTGGCAGGTCGGCCCACAATTCGTCCGGCCCCGGATCGGCAAAGTTCTCTTTCTCGATCGCCAGCGCCATGAGGTCGGCGCCCTTGATCTCGTCGAGAATGTCGACGTCGGGAAACGACAACCCGAACGCTCCGTAGATCGCGCAGTCGATCCGATACTTCAGTGCCGCGACCGCGTTGGCGGTGCCGTAGTTCGCGGTGTCGAGCGCCTGAACAACCGGCGTCGTGATGTCGCCGATATAGGCTTCGTGAGCGTCGTGCAGCAGTGCATACGGCCGGGCCTTGTAGCCAACCAGGTCGGTCACCAACAGGCTGTGCTGCAGCAGCGTGACGCGCCCCGCAAGGTGGTCGTTGAAGCGGCCGATACGGGACAGCGGCGCGACGATGTCGTCGAAGCGCACGTCTGCTGCCTTCGGCTCGATCAGATCGAACACGACGCCGCTGTAGGTGAGTATCTTGGTCATAGCGGAAGTTCCTTTCCTTCAAGAACTGCTTCCAACACCTTCTCGCGGTTCGGGATCCACCAGCCGATCTTGTAGGCGTTGGCTATGTGGATGCGGGTCTTCTTGCGGAGCCGACTGATCGTAACGTCGAATATCCGCTCCTGGACCTCGGAGTCGGCGCCGTAGACAGCGGCGTACATTTGCTCGCGGGTGACGAAGCGTCGGCGCAGCAGAAGCAGCAACACGGCGACTTCCATCGGCGGCAGCTTGTACGTGATGCTCAGCGTGAACCGCAGGTCGTCGTCCTGTGCGCCGACGAATGTCTCGCGAAGCTGGCGGAGCTCTTCCTCTAGCTGCTCGATGCGATCGCGCAGCATGGCCGTTTCGGATCGGTGGTAGTTCATCCCAGTGCCTCGGCGATCTCGCGCGCTTCATCCGGCAGCATGCCGAGCGCGGCCATGTAGGTGTCGACGATGCTCTCGAATTCCGCCCTGGCGGTCGCGTCCTGCTTGCGCAGTTTCACGATGTGGGCGAGCGCCTTGCGGTCGTAGCCGTTGCTCTTGGCCTCGACGTAGATCGACTTGATGTCCTCGGCGAGCGCCTTCTTCTCTTCTTCAAGTCGCTCGATGCGCTCGACGTAACTGCGGAGCTGCTGGCGGCTGTTGTGACCTTCGGTCATGGTGATAGCATCCTTTCGTTTCAATGAAGGGGTGCGGCGGGAGTTGTGGGAGGCCAGCCCCCGCCGCGTCGGCCGACGCAGTACCTTCAGCCGAAGAGATCGTCAGAAGTGCTGTTGCCCCGTGCACTGGGCGGTGCCGAATCTTCGACATCGTCAGCCGGTTCGAACTCGTCCTCGGCAGTCACACGCGACCCGCCGATCTTGTCGGCATGATCGAGGAACTGCACGTTGCCCATGCCGAGAGCCACGCCCGGCTTGCCGCCGTCGATCGAGCCGTACCAATACGGGTTGAGCGACACGACGCCCCACCGGCCTGAATAGACTTCGTCCTCGGTGAGCGCCCGCGTCGGATCCGGCCCGACCACCTGCGGCGCGTACTTGCTGTGAACGCGCAGCATGACCGGGAATTCGTCGCTGTACTTTTCCAGTGCCTTCGAATCCGCCGTCTTCAGCCACGGCTTGCGGGCCGTAGAGCGGTCCTTGGCCGGTGCTTCGTCCTGTATCACCGCTTCGACACGCTCGCGGAGCAACGTCAGGTCGGCCTTCTTCGGCACCAGTATCGTCAGGCGATACCGGAGCTTTTCTTCCGGTCCCTTGGGGTTGCCCTTCATGTCCACGGCTTCGAAAAGCTGCGGATAGATCAGGCGGCACTTCGGGGTGAGAATCGTGCCCTCTTTCTTGCCGGGCACAAACGCATTAAAATCTCTTGCCATCCTACATTTTCCTCTATTTGCTACTCATCATCCATGCTTACGGCCTCGAATTCGCTTGCCGCATTTGGCTGAGCTTCGGGCCGTGGATCTCCGAGCGGTGCCAGCACAAGCCCGCTCGACTGCTGAACTATCAGCGGCCGAAGCACACCGAAGTCCTTCTTCCCGACGAGCTTCTCGATCTGCGGCGGGCTCTTCAGCTTCCGCTCGAAAATCTGCTCGTCGTTGAAGTCCATCACCAGCCGCAGGTTGTCTGCGACCGATTCCTCATCGCTCCACTTGCGCGTGGCGCGCTTCTCCACCCATTTGTAGCCGGTCGGCATGCGGCCGACCTTCGCCTGGGCGTTCGCGTATTCGCGCAGCTTCTTGCACCACGTTTCGACAGTCGAAACCTTGCCGAGCAGCGCGCCGAGCTCTTCGTTGGACAGGCCGGCATAGCTGGCGTCCTCGAACTCTTCCGCAGCGAGCGCCAGTGCCTGCTCTTTCAGCGCCGGGCAGACATTCGCGTCGGCGGCCGGGCAGAACTGGCAGTGATCCCCCGGCACCAGCGGCGCTTCCGGATCAAGCGTAGCAAACGCCGCGTCGGCAAGCTCGCCGGCAAAACTCTCCAGTCGTTCCGGCGTGGTTTCCCACGTGCGGATCCCGCCGCGCGGGTGCGAGGCCCGCGGCTGGACGATCGTGAGGCTGACCTTATTGAATTTGTGCTGATTGCTCAGCCTCTTTAGGACCCCTAGTGCATAGGACATCGGCTGCGGATTCTCGTACGCTTCGACAGCAACACCACGACCGTGCTTGTAGTCTATGATGGCGACATGGTCGTCTTTGTAGGCGTAGCAATCCGCCATTCCAGACATCCCGTCGACTACGTGCGATAGGTCAACCCGTTCTTCGAGAACCACCGTCCACCCGCGCTCGATGAACCACCGCACGTAGTCGACGTAGGACTGCACGGCCACAGCCATTTCGTCGGTCACTTCGAACTCGCCGATCTTCTCGCCGAGATACTTGGCCGCGTCGAAGCCTGTCCGCAGGCACTTCTCCGCAAGCTCGTGGGCTGCGGTCCCTTCGGCGCTGAAGACGCTGTCACGGCGGGGAATGCCTTCCGACAGCCGAATGCTGCCAGGGCACGCCATGAAGCGCTTCGCGCCGGATGGGCTCAGCTTGCTGTGGAAACGGTCGGCGTGGTTCACTTCGACAGTTCCCGCTCGAGCTTGAACTTCAGCGCCTTGAGCCCGTCGACGGTCAGCTCGCCGATCTTCTCGGCGCCAGCCTCGCGGATCATCTTCGTGATCGAGCCGGCGTCGAGTATCTTCTTGCTGACCAGCTCCGCAGACATGACGCGGCACTCGTTCTGCAGCGCCTTCAGGTCTTCGACCGGCTCGGCAACTGGCTCGGCGACTGGCTCAGCGGCAGGTGCAGAGGAAGCGGGCGCCTCGGTTGGCGGCACGGGTGACGAAGCCTCCGCAGGCTCGACAGGCGATTCCTCGGTCTTGCCACTCTCCGATTTCCGCGGGCGGCCACGCCGGCCCTTTGGCTCGCTCTCGCTCGGCTGCTGCGGTGCCGGCTGCGACGTATCTTCCGCGTCGATCCCTTTCCACTCGATGATTGTGTTCTGCCCAGCGAGTTTCACCAGATCGGCCAGAACCTGCTCCGCCGTCTCGCCCGTTATCCTGATTTCGATTGCCATAGGTCATTTGCCTCTCTTGATGAATTTCAATCTTCGAAACCCCTGCGGGGTGGTCCAGTACCAGACCTGCTGGTGGCTGATCTTGTACCCCCGCCCTTGGAGCGCGTAGGCAATACCGCGGACGGTCATTCCTTTCGCTTTGAGTTCCAGTGCCTCGTCGAACCAGGGCGGGGGAATCAGTTTCGATGTCACGACGCTACTCACTGGAATTTCGACTGTCAACTACATTTGCTACTATTACTACACATTTAGTACGGCTATACGCTGCCGCTCAGACCGCAATAGCCACGGCCGGAATGCTTGGTGGACTGCAGCCACCGCCAGGCCATGCAGTTGCTGCCGATGCAGGTAGCGACGTGCGGCTGCTCACCGGAGCTGTCGCGGTTGCCGCCGAGATCCGCGTCGCGGGCATGTGGGCACCATTTGGTGCGGGCTTCGTTTTCAGTCACGATCATGTCTTGTGTCTCCGTTCTTACACTACGGGGAATTTGTCGTAGTGTAGCCATTCAGTCATGGCTTGTCCTTTAGTGCGAGGATATGGGATTCAACGCGGTCAACGTCGCCTGCCAGCATCGCGCCCGGAGCGACCCGCCGGAATGCCGCAGCCGCCTCATCAATAGCCTTGGCGCGGGCTTCGTCCCGTTCGCGGATCAGGCGCTCAATCAAATCAGCCGCTTCGGTATTACAAGGAAAAAGCCACTTCGACCGCAGTTCATCTAGCTTGAGCTTGAGATCTGAAACAATGTTCAGGTGCTTTTGAAGCGGGATTTGTTTGTCAGTCATTCTGGTTTCCTCTTGCGCCGCAAGGTAGTCGTTTGGAAACATGCTCTTGCCGTAGCTGCGCATTCTGGTTTCCTTTCAGTTGAAAATCGCCAGCAGGTCCGCGGTCTTCTGCGTATTCGTCCGCTGGATCTGCTCATCTATGCTCTTCGCCAGCGTGGCAAACCACGCGATGTTCTCGCGCTTCTTCGCGAAATTCACGATCCGTCGTACCGCTTGCTCGTTCGTACCCGGTACCCAATCTGACTCCACAAGCACCACGTCGTCGGCGACGCTCAGGTCAATGCCTTCGCCGGCCGAAATCAGGTTGCCGACGAACACCCGACGGCTCGGATCCGTCTGGAACAGATGTTCTGCCTCGGCACGCGCCTTGCCGCTCACCCCACCGCTCACACGCAGCGGCTTGTACTTGGCCAGCCCGTCGCACAGCGCATCCAAAACTTCGGTGTGGTGGCCGAACAAGACCAGCTTCTTCCGGTCCTCGAGATATTCCTTCGCCCACGCAACCACGCCCGGCGCTTTCGCCATCCCCGTCAGACGCCGCAGCCGCATGCCGATCTTCTCGTCGATCTCTTTCAACGCCTGGCGACGCACTTCGGCGCTTACATCTTCCCGCTGCACCAGTCGCATCAAGTCCGCGCACACGTCGCTCTTCTCGAGTTCGCGCAGATCGTCCAGGTTCGACTGAGCATCGACGAAAAGCTGCTGAACTTCGATCCCCGCGGCGTCGGGGTACACGTCGGCAAATCGGCGCCGCAGAAAGTACGGCTTCAGTCGATCGCGCAGCTCGGCCTTGTTCTTTGCGCCGACGATCTGGATCCCGCCAAACGGGCTGAACTTCGTCTTGCAGTACCGATCAACGAACGCGCTCGCCGGCATCGGCGTCCCGTTCTCGCGCATGATCGCCTGCGGGAAAAGCGCCCTTAGCGTGGGCCAGAGTTCTCCGGGGTGATTTGGGGCTGGCGTCCCACTGAGGGGATAGACGTGCGCCGCTTTGGAGGCGAGCCCGTCACGACGGTCAGTTGCCTCACCGAAAACACCGATGGTCCGGTTGGTGGATTTGTTCTTGAGCTTATGCGCTTCGTCGAGGACCAGCACATCAAATTGCCTCTTCATCAACTTTTCGTACAGGGCGCCGGTTGCCAGGTCATACGTGCTTATGACCACGTCGGCAGTCGGCTGTTCGGATCCGGCCATCATCACCTGACTACCACGACCGACATAACTGAATCTTCGCCAAGCGTATTGGTGTCCCAACCGAGCCGCACCCGTCGTGAGCCAAAGGACAGATTGTACCCCCAGCAGGTCACATGCTCGGATAGCGGTAGGTGTCTTGCCAACTCGCATTTCATGGGCGAGATAACGAGCGTCACGCGCCGCAAGCCATCTTGCGTCTTCGTCCTGGAGCGGAAGGACAGGATCGAGGTCATTCACCTGTCTTTCCTCAAGGTCGGCAGGTGCCCCCGCATGATGTAGCCTTCGCCGCGGTCGTTGTGGATTTCCACCGCCACGCCGTTCGCCTGCAGCTTGCGACGAGCGCTCGACACCAGTGTCTTCACCAGCGCCGGCTTCGCGTTGTCGTTGAGCCGCACGGCTTTCAGCAGCGTCTCCATGTCGGCTTTGCCGGTCATGGCCAGCGCGGTCAGCAGCCGGGCTTCGCCGGCCGTGAGCTTCCATGCGGGCGGGAAGTCCGGCACGCCGCGCAGCAGCGCGTAGTTGTGCTGCTCGAGCAGTTGCAGGCGTTCGCGCAGCCTTGCGATTTCTTGCTCTTTTTCCGACACACTAGACATGAGTATCATCCTTATCGTACCCCGCAAGCTGCTCCAGCGTGCCTAGCGCCACCCGCTCACTGATCTCCGCCGCACGACGCGGGTCGCCTTCCGCAAGGCTAAGCATGCAAGCAACCAACATCAACTGAACGACGCTGCAAACGTCCGGCATATCACCGCCTGCGTCTTCCACCGCGTCGGCTATGCTCTCAAACCCCTTCTGCGCTATTGCGCGCAGTACCTTGTCCGTCGGAACATTGCTCACATTTCGCTCCTTGCGTATTCAAGCAGCGCCACGGCGTCTGCTTCGTTGTCGTCCTGGGCGAGCACGCCGTACCGTTTTTCGACGGCCATCAAAACTTCCATCTTGGAAGCGTTGCCATGCCCGGTCGCGAACTTCTTGATTGTCCCGACCGGCACCCCAGTCACCGGCACATTCCGGACGTTGCACCATTTGTGCAGATCGGCCATGAACGCACCGTAGATGTGCGCGGCGTCGGTTCCCTTGTGGGCTCGGACCTCTTCGTACACGACCCGGTCAGGCACACCGTCCTTCGCGATGCTGTCAAGCAGCCCCACGAACTTCTCGAACCGCGCGGCCCAGTTTTCATGCTTCTTCGCCGCAAGGTTCTGCGACCCGCTGTAGCGAGTAGACCCGTCGGACACGGCAAAGCCGACTTTGGTGCCGAGATCGAACGCTGCTATTTTCATCTGGCGGATTTCCTCTCTAGGAATTTAGTCATAGGAACCTATTCCTACGTCCCACACACCGTCAACTCGGTAATTCAGAATTTACAGTGACACATGCTTGACACACCCCGTTGACCAGCGTCAATAGTAATAAAAGCAAATTGCGCAAAAAATTTACCGAGAGAGGATTCCGCAGTGCTTGACACAGTTCGCCCGCGTGCGCTGAGCATGCTGGACCATGCCTTGTCCGCCGCAGCCAAGGGCTTCCCCGTGTTCCCGGTCGAGCCGTTCGGCAAGGTGCCATTGATATCCGACTGGCCGAATCGTGCCACTATTGATCCGAAAGTGATTCGACAGTTGTGGACCGACGCACTCGGCGAACCGCAGCCGTACAATGTCGGAATCGCCGTCTCGGAGCACGAAGTCGTTCTCGACTACGATGTGAAGGGAGGAAAAAGAGGACTTGAATCCTACCAGCAGATGCTGGCCGACGGACTGCCGCAAGACACGCTGACCGTCACAACGCCGACAGGTGGGCTTCACGTGTACCTGAAGGCTTCCAGCCCGATCGGCAATTCGGCGGAGAAGATCGCCCCTGGCGTCGACGTGAGATCCAAGGGCGGGTACGTGCTGGCGCCGGGGTCGAGCCTGCTCGTCGACGGCAAGGTGGTCGAGTACAAGGTAATCAACGACGCACCGCTGGCCGACGCGCCGAAGTGGCTGTGGTCGAAGCCGGGCGCGCCCAATAAAGAAGATGTCCCCCTTTCGGCCGCACCCGACCACGACGCGATCGACTACGCTGTCAAGCTCGCCACCGACTATCTACTCCGCAAGGCACCGACAGCCATCGAAGGCGCTGGCGGTGACGCCACCACATACTCTGTCGCGCTGCGCATGAAGGACTTCGGCGTGCCGGAAGACCTGGCCCTCGACCTGCTTCTCGAATACTGGAACGACACCAAAGCCAGCCCACCGTGGCAACCCGACGACCTCGAAGTGAAAGTGCGGAACGCCTACCGCTACGCCGAATCACCACTCGGGCACCTCAGCGCGGCGTTCGAGTTCGAACATGTCGACATACCGCTGACCGCCGATCACCTTGCGCACGACATTGATCCGGACGATCCATTCCCGGCGTTCACCAACTTCTCCCCAATAGATCCGAGATCGCTTCCGCGTCGCGTGTTCGTATTCGACGGGGTGATCGCCAAGAAGACACTGGCCGCGCTCAACGCGCCGTCGGGCGTCGGCAAGACACAGTTCACCGTGCAACTCGCATTGAGCGCAGCCATCGGGCGCAACATAGCCGGGCTCAAGCCGGCTACTCGCAGGCCGCAAACCGTCGCATACTGGAACAACGAGGACGAGGCCGACGAGCTGCGCAGGCGCATGCTGGCCACGGCCATCCACTTCGGGATCGATCAGGCTAAGCTAACCGACCATATCCGTTTCGCTTCCGGCGTCAGCAGAAAGCTCATCATCGCCGGCAAGGACAAGTCCGGCGTGGTCCGGGCCACCAAGCACGCCGACAAACTGATAACGCTGCTGCGGGACATGCGCGCCGACATGCTGGTGCTCGATCCGCTCGTCGAATTCCACTCATGCGATGAAAACTCGAACGTCGAAATGGCAGCCGTGGCCGGCGTGTTGCGCCAGATCGCGGTCGAGGCGGATGTCGCCGTGCTCATGCTTCACCACGACCGGAAGCCAGATTCGGCTTCGTCGCAGGGCTTCGCCGGCTCGCAGCACGCCATGCGCGGCGCCTCGTCGCTCCAAGGCGTCACCAGGGCGATCCTCACGTTGTACGGCATGGCCGAGAAGGACGCCGCGGCATGGGGCGTCTCCGAAGACCAGCGGCACCTGTACCTGCGGCTCGACCAGGCCAAGAACAATCTCGGGCTCGTCGGCGGCGAGCCAATCTGGTTCCGGCGCACCAGCGTCGCGCTGCAGGACGAGATCGGGGGCGATGTCGTGGGTGTGCTGGATCCGATCGAAATGTCGAAATTGCAGAAAGCCGAGAAGACCAAATCGCACGAGTCGCAGATAGCCGCCGTGGTCAAGGCGATGGAGGGGGAGGGGCTTTTGTGGGTTGGATGGCCGTCCGTCGAGGCACACTTGTTGGCGTCTGGATACCGCTCCGAAGCGTCGTGGCGTCGTTGGTTGAACGAAATCGCGACCGGCGAAAGGGCGCTGGAATTGTTCGAAATGAAGGGCGTCGATAGTGCGGAGGGCCTTGTAAAGCGTGAAATTTTTATCCGGAAAAAAGGCGCAGATTTTCTGGATTAAATGGAAATTCGTCAGAAAGCGAGCGTGACGAGGCGTGACTAATTTCCCTGACTAATTACGTGATTTTCTGCGTGCATTGAAATCATTGGATTTTTTGCCATAAATCAGGAAATTCGTCAGAAAAATTAGTCAGACGTCAGGCGTGACGAGGGGGTATAAAAAATGTACCGAGTGGGAAAACCATTTAGAATCAATGCTCAAGGCACTTAGCGGCAGAATCGCGTCAGACCAGATTTACAAATGAATTCAATACGTCAAAACGGCATATCTAGCCCTAGAGGGCGTATAGATATGGGGCTGTACGGCCCCTCTATACGCCACGGGCGTCGCTATTTAGAGGCGGGCGATGGCAGACGAAGAAAACGAAGCAGCGCGCCTGGCACGCGAGGCGCTTGAAAACCTCACCCGCCTGCCGCGCAGGATCAACCAGGTCAGGCAACCAAAGGCGAGCATGCTGGAGCGGGTGATCGAGGCGCAGCGTCGGCGCGAGCAGCATCGCGAAGTGGTCGAGCGCTACGCACATAAGGTCCGGAAATATTCAAAGGTGCTTGAGGCCAGTCTGGCCCGCAAGCAGCATGCTCGCGGCGTTCCATGGATGCAGATCATTCTGCAGGACGTGGAGATCGGCGAGGCACTGCAGTACACGACGTTGTGCAAGCGGTATCACGAGTGGGCGACCAAGTCCGACCTTGCGGATATGTGGTTCGAACTTCAGAACATGTGGACGATCGGACTGGTTCGCACGGGCGACAGGCGCGTGATAGGACACGGGACCGGATCGGTGGCGTGGCTCACTGCCGAAGCCGCGGAGTGGCAGGAAGTCGCCCGGCGCAATCGACTGTGGCGCTTCCAGAAGGCACAGATCGTCGTGCAGTGGAAGAAGGCCGACGATCTTGACAATTCCGAGTTGTTGCCGCGCTGGTTGGCGCATGCCTACCCGCTGGTGGCTTGGCAAAGGGCATCCCCGTGGGCCAGGTTGCCCGCTGGCTACGATGAAGCGGACGATCTGTGGGCGCCACCGAGGTTGAGAGAACACGCACTCCTGCAAGCCCCAAGGCGGCGCAGTGACCGCACGATCGACTGATTTAATGGACTCGCCAATAATTTTCAGACTTAATGGACTCGCCAATAAATTTTGGGGAGAAGGTCATGCGGTACGGAGCGGCAATCGGGCTGGGGATCGTTGCCATGCAATGGGCGCGCGGCGAGTTCGAAATCATTTCGGCGGTGACGGCGTTCGGACTTAGCGCGATGATAGGATATGCGATCGAGCTTTACCTGGCGCGCAGGCGCAGGGGTTAGTGGGCGCAAAAGAAAAGGCCGGCTTGTGGTGCCGGCCTCCACTTGCGATGCGTTTGGGCGTGTTACGGATAAATGCGTTTCAGAAAGTCCATAGCGGCGCCCATTGGTACAACGCCTATGACCTCCCACATATCACCCTCGTAAGGCGAAACTCTCAACCATTGGGCTTGCGCCAGTCTCTTCTTTGCGAACGCCTGGACAATACGCTTTCGGTGCTTCCCTTCCGCCAGGTACAACGCTTGCACTTCGTTCAGCAAAAACAGTCTGTCCTGCTTAGTGGCGCCTTTCGTGTGCGGCAAGGCGCCCAATGCTTTTAGCGCTTTGTACTTTGCAAGGACACGCATTTGCAGCTTTTGGGGATCGAGCACCAAGGCGCGCGCCAGATCAGCAAGCGGGATCCGGATTTCAGGATGGTTTGTCATTGGTCTTGCATCTTTCGCTAAAGGTTAAGGGTCCGGACTTTAGCGAGCTGTGCAAGACAGCTGCGCGCGTCTTTGGGCTTTCGCCTTGGACATACACGCGCGCAATCCGGACTATAAGGATTGCCGACTTTCGGGGATCGGCAAACCGCTTGCAATCAAGTCTCGCTAAAGACCGACTCGATGGTTGCATGCGGTTGTGTGACTGTCAAGCTGGCCGCCCGATGGTACAGGCGGCCGGCTTGTTTGTCGGGCTTGGCGTCGTTTAGGGTTTTGGGTTTGTGTAACCTGCAAACCCTAGCAATTCTCGGGCATAGTCTTCTGTTATCTGACAGTGACAACGCTGCCGGATGGACTCGATGAAATTGCGCACACCATGGTGCCCTATCTGTTTTGCGTATCCCCGCAATTCGGTGTCTAGGCGCGCAAGGTTTTCAGTGCGTCTACCTTTATAGGATTTGTTCATATCAGATTCCTTTCGTTGATTGATCCTGGCGACTAGGTGCAAACGTGAATCACAATCGCCAGAAAGAAAAGCATGCAGGATAGGCGGAAAAGTTTGGCGAGTAGGATTATCATGCTACCAGACTCCCAAGCTCGAGAGTCTGTGCCTATCGTAATCCAGGCAGACTCCTTGTACCTTCAAGGCCTCGCAATAGCGCTCGCAATAGATCAGGAATTCCTTCTCCTCCGGGCGCAGGAAAAGCAGACCGGCGACGCTGGCCTTATAAGGATTCCACGTCATTACCGCAGCGCGCCAGAATAGACCGGCATCGGAATTCGAAACCGGCATGCGGGAAAGCAGAAAGCCTTTCCGCTTGCCTTGCGTTGCGAGCGCGGCCTTTCCGGCGGCACGGACTCGCGGCTTGATTTCTTCTGGACAATTGAATTGCATGGTCCTATTCCTTTCGATTTTTGCTACACGGTTTCCGCAATTTTTGATGCGGCTTTTTTCGTTGCGCCATGGGCCGGAAAGCCGACAATGACGTTGCGGTTTTGTACGGCGCACAAGCCACAAGAGGCGCAAGTGATGTCATCGCGATACGTGGCAGGGCAGACAACGATTTTGCGGCCTGCAGGAGTCTCGAGCTTTTGATTACCGCTTATGGTTTCCGGCAGGATCGTCACGACCGGACCAGCGTTTTTATCGGCCAGCATATCGGCATGCCGTGGCGAATTGCCGGACAGATTGATCGTGAAACCGGCAGTGTTAGCGGCTTTGATGGTTTCCAGGTTTGCCGCGCTCGGCACGTGATGCGTATATGTGAAACCGCGCTTGCCCTTGTTCGCCTTGACAAGCTTGGAAACCGCCTTGCGGTCTATCGTGCCGGTTTTGGTTTGTGGGAGATCTCCCATTTGATTATGCCGCCACAATTGGCCGTCGGGCAATGACGCGACATTGTCGCAAAGATCCGGCCAGGAAACGGTCTTGACGCTTGCCTTGCCGTGCGAGAACGAGTCGCCAGCGAAACTTCCGCTAAGCTTGCGCCACATAATACCCATATGTGAATTTGAAGCATAGCAACCGCCAGACCGGAGCGGGCATGCTGTCGGACATGTCTGCACTGGGCTTGAGGTAACCGGAATCGGACCGGTTTTTTCGTTCGATGATTTGCGAGTAAACAGGAAAGCTTGCATGCGCGGAAATCCTTTCTTTCCTACAGATTAGGCGCGAAAAATCAACCGATGCGCCAGATTAAGAAAGCCGATGGTTAGACCGGCTATTGTGAAGGTTAGGGCGAGATCAATCAGCATTTTGCGCGGAGATCCTTTCTTTCCGTTTGTTGCGACTAAATGCACACTACTTTGCAGCCAACGTAAGCTGCGTATTCTTTCGCGCACGCTTTCGCGTCTGCTTTCGTGCGGAAATATTCCGTTGTGTATTGGTTCGGGCCTATGGGCAGCAGTGCGTATTTGTATTGGTTTGCTTTGAACCAATCGGCGCCCATATCGTGCGCGGCATATTCCGCGACCATGGCTGGAATGCTGCCGTATGCGATATACTCGATTTGGCTCTCTGCTTGGCTTGTCATCTGGATTTCCATAGGTTTGCGTTTCGAAATCGCACGGTGTAGCATTGTGTCGCAATAGTCAATAGGAATTTACAAATGAAGGAAAAAAAGCGAAAAATGCCGGTTTTACCGCGCATTACGCAAGGTTTGAAGCCTTTTGCAGCTCTCGTACTAGACGGAATGCACCCGGATAAGGCGGCCGAATCGGTTGGGCGCCCTGGTGAAGCGATAGACTTGCTGCAGGACAATCGGTTTCCCGATGCAATGCTTTCGGCGCTTGCCGCCAAGCTTACCGGCGATCTATTGCCTAAGGCATTGGCGACGGTTTCGGAGCTTCTAACAGAGCGCGACCCCAAGGTTCGACTAGCAGCAGCGCGTTCCATTTTTTCAATGGCAGTTCCATCTGGCGGAACTCTTACGCAAAATTCAGTAAACAGCGGCAGCGCGCCGCTTGAGTCCATGTCGGCCGATGAGCTAGCCGAAATGATCGAACGACTCGAGCAAGCTAAGGCGGACAAGGCACTAACGATCGAGCCTGGCGCGCAGCAAAACTCTGACAATCAGGATGCTAATCCTTTGTTTCAGTTTGGATAAATACAGCCTAGCTTAGGCTAAGCGCGCCTGTAGCGCTGGCGCCAGACCCGTTCGAGCGGCCGGTCGCCCAACCCCTGGGGAGGCCCCGCGCCGTCGCGGTGCGATCACCGTCAAGGCTGATCTACTAAATTTGGGATTCCGGCGAAATCCTGTAACCATGCAAGGACTGTGCCAGTTTCACGTGAAACATACGTTCCGTCGCAGAACAAGCGTTCTACGAGCCTCCCCGCCGAAGAGCCCACCCACCGGTTTGCCGATCGGCGTTTTTATCAACTGTGGGTGTATAAATCCGGACAAAAAGAAACCCCCGGCGCTTCCGCAAACACCGAGGGTTCCGAGCGAGACGCTCCAGGGCCGGAAAGGAGAACAGCCCGCAATGACCACGCCCGAACAACCACCCGTTGTCAATGGCAAAAAGCGAAATTTGTTGCAAAAACGCGCGTAGCACGGTAGGTTCCAGCCCGAGCGTATCGCCCGTCTCGCCAGCGGCCAGCCTTCTCGGGATCGGCGATGGCCCAACCAGTCGAATACAACCGGCAGTACAACTTCACGAACTACCAGGCGCTGCAGCCCACTGCGCCATTGCCGGGTGACGAGGTCGACAACGAATTCAACGCCGCGAAAGTGACCCTGGACGAGATTCGGGCTCGCCTTGCGCTCATCCAGCGCGACGATGGCCGGCTCGCGAATGGCTCCGTCGGCAACGACCAGCTCGCCGCGGTCATTTCGGGGCTGCAGCCCCCGACGAACTGGGAAACCGCGCTGGCCTACAACGAGAGTGCCTACGTGCTTTTCGGTGGCAGCATGTATCTCTGCGAGGAAGACCACACATCGGGCACGTTTGGCGACGATCTGGCCGCCGGCAAGTGGAGCTTCATCTTCAATTTCGGCGAGCAGGCGACGCAGACAACGGCCGACCGGCTGGTTTGCGAAGCCGCGGAAGTGGTTGCGCAGGACACGCTCGACGCTATCGCCGGTCTTTCGGCGATCGACGGTGGCCGGGCTGATTCAGTCTACACTTCGACAGATCCGTTCGACGGCGGGGGTGTCTGATGGCGCGGAAACTTCAGCTTCGGCGCGGCACGGCGGCCCAGTGGACGACAGCGAACCCGATTCTGGCGCAGGGCGAGCCCGGCTTTGAGACGGACACGAACCGATTCAAGCTCGGCGACGGGGCGACCGCTTGGAATTCGCTCAGCTACCAGGGCGCCGCGGGTGCGGCGGTGACGGCTTTGACGCCGCTGACAGTGGCGGCGGACAAACTGGCCTACTACACAAGCGCGTCGGCCGCAGCGACGACGGATTTGAGCGCCTACGCACGGTCGCTACTGGCCGTGGCGAACGAAGCGGCGCTGAAAGCGTTGATTAATGCTGAAGGTGGCGTGGATTTCGCGACGCAGGGCGGATTGGATGCGCTCACGACGACGGTGGCCGGCAAGCAGGCGAGCAATGCCCGGCTGACGGACATCGCCGGGCTGACTTTGGCCCAAGGAGATGTGCTGTACTGGAGCGGCACGAACTTCGTGAAGCTCTCGCCGGGCACGTCCGGGCAATATCTCAAGACGAACGGCGCTGCGGCAAACCCGGCCTGGGATACGGTGTCGCAGACGGGCCGGTGGGTGTTCCTCGAGAAGCAGGAACCCACTTCGGACGTTAGCACGATCACTTTCAGCGCGGGCATTTCGGCTTACCAGTGCGTCAAGGTACAGTTGATCGCGCAGATGACATCGGCGACGTACCCGATATTCGAGTGCAGCCCGGACGGGGCCACGTGGCGCACGATAGGACTTGGCCCGACCACGCCCACGACCGACGACGTTGCGTCATGGTTTCTCGAAGTCACCAACGTCAACAACGCCGACGGCACGAACCTGCGAGTGGCCAATTGCATCCATTCGGCGGTCAAGGGGGTTGCGCTGGACCGATCTTCGAACGCCACGAGTTTCAACGCCACGGGCATCGATTCACAGGCGGGCACCGGAGGATACACGTCATACACCGAAGCGTTTGCGCGGGTACGTTTCAGGGCGAACACCGGCAACTTTGAAGGGTCGAACTCGGACCAGCGCACCGTGGCGACGCTGTGGGGGATGACCTAGATGGCTGTGAAACTCCAACTTCGGCGCGACACGACGGCGAACTGGTCGGCAAGCAACCCGGTCCTGGCCGAAGGCGAGATCGGTATCGACACGACTTTGCGCGAGGCGAAGGTCGGCAACGGTGTGACGGCGTGGAATTCGCTGGCGTTCGGTTTCAGTGCGGCCGTTCCGACTGGACTGCCGGTTGGCGGCGCCACGGGCACAGTTCTGACGAAGCTCTCCGCGACAAACTACGACACTGCATGGACGGCGGCAGGCGTAAGCGACGGTGACAAGGGCGACGTGACAGTCACCGGATCGGGCGCTACGTGGACGATCGACAACGACGCGGTGACGAACGCGAAGCTCGCGAACATGGCGACCCAGACCATCAAGGGTCGCAATACCGCCGGCACAGGCGATCCCGAAGACCTGACGCCAGCGCAGGCGCGGACGGTGCTTGGCGTGCGCGAAAAGCTGGCTGCTAACCGGACCTATTATGTCCTCAACAGCGGTTCCGACAGCAATGACGGTCTGACCAATTCGGCGGGCGGCGCGTTTGCCACGCTGCAAAAAGCCTATGACACGATCCTGACACTAGACTTGGCGGGTCACACTGCCAGCATTGTCTACGGCACGTCCGGCCAGACCATCACGAACGCGCTTGTCTGCACTTCTCCTCCAGTCGGCGGGAACGTCACGCTTGACCTTGGCGGAAGCACGCTAAACCCGACGGGCACCTCTGCCGTTACAATATCCGCGCCGTTCAGTCTTACGATCACAAATGGAACGTTGAGAACCACAACGTCCGGGAACTGCATTAATGTTTCGGCAAAGAGTGCTCGGGTGATATTGGGGGCCTCTATAACTTTTGGCGCTTGCGCCGGACAGCATATGGCTGTTGCGAAAGGCGAAATAGTCGCCACTGCAAATTACACGATAAGCGGCGGCTGTACTTTCCACATTGTCACCAGTGCATTCGGCCAAGTGGAAGTCGCAGGAATAACCGTTACGGTTTCAGGAACACCGGCTTGGACGAACGCCTTTGTTCTGGCGACGACTCTGTCTTACGTCGTTTTCTTTAGCGTAACTTTTTCTGGCTCCGCGACAGGTAAACGTTATGAGGTAGACAATAACTCCCTGATCAGTACCGGCGGCGGCGGGGCTTCGTATTTCCCCGGCAGTACAATCGGATCGACTGCATCGGGCGGCATCTACTCTTAAGGAGCAAACGCAATGAAAAACTACAATCCCGCGAATTGGTACTGGGTTGTCGGCGGCGATGAGGCGCAAGTCTTTTCGTCGGCGACCGGCAACTATGTCCCGGCGACAGATCCGACCTATCTCGCATGGCGTGCGGACGGCACGATGCCGACTCGCATTCTTAACGAAACCGAATTGGGCGAAGTGCTGGCCAATGCTCGCGTTCGCCCGCAGCGCGCCGCTGTTCTGGACGCATACAAGGGCCAGCACGCCAAGCGCATGACCGATGAAGTGCAGACCAAGGCGCTGCTTTGGGCAATCAATGAAATTCGCACATTGAAGGGCGAAGCGCCATTGACGACCGGCGCTGCCATTCGGGCATTCCTCAAGGAGTTGATGTGATGCGCGCATTTCTCAAGGCACTGATCCTGTGGGCGCTGGCAGACGGCAAGCCCTACAAGCACGATCCGTCCGCCCTGGACGACGAAGCGCGCAAGTAGGCTGGATTTTTGGTCGCAAAAGGCGTATCAAGTAGCAAATAGGAGTATTTTCTCATGGCTGGCGAATTCAACGCATACTATGCTGGCAGCGTCGAGCCGCCGAATGTCTACGACGCCGTGACGGTCAGCACGCCGTTCACACACGGCGGTCGGACATACATCGCTCGGGTGATCGTAGCGAGCGCCGACGGCACGATCGACGTGATGCGCGAGGACGGCACGATCTTCACCGGCAAGCAGGTGGTCAAGGGGATCAACGTCTTCCGCTGCATCCAAGTGACGAACCTGGGCGGCCTGACTTTGGAATGGCAGGCGTAACGTGCTCGGCGCCCATCTCGGCTTGTGGACAGCGCCCCTGATCGGCTCCGGGCCAGGCGCCGTTCCCGCCGACTTTGTTGTCACGACTGATGGCGAATGGGCTACTGCAATTGCTGCGGCGGTGGATGGCGACATCATCGAACTATCAGGAACGAACTTCACGTCACTGACAATCAGCGGCAAAGCCTATGCAACCGGACTGACCATCCGCTGCGACAATTCATCGTCGAAAGTGCCAAATTTTGCGCTGTCGGGAACTTGCACGAATATTACGTTCAAAAACGTGAATTTCCAAGTTACGGGATGGCCTAGAAACTATAGCGCTTGTGTAACGGCAAGCAGTGGCACGCATACAGGCATTACTTTTGATGGGTGCACGTTCCGGCATGGTTATGGTGTGTCGCTAGTCGATTTTGATACCGACTTTGCTTATTCAGAATACAACCGTATTAGCAACGTAATCACGGCAACAACTACATCAAGCCGGGTTGCACTGTCGTACCAAGACACAACGAATAATGTCAGCAATTGGTTTGAAGTATTTAACCGCAGCACAACAACGCCGGTTTATTTCGAGTTTGGAAATGCTTCCGTTGTGGCCACGTTAGGCAGCACATTGTTGACAAACAACGGAACAGGAACGGCGCGGTCCAGGTCGTCAGACTATACATTTGCGGCCCGCCCAACGCATGTCGCGGCAATTACCGCTTCCGGCACGGCAGAAATGAATGCCCGGTCGGAAATTGGGTTTAGCCAATATCTTGCAAGCGCTTTTGCGGCAACTGGCGCAAAGTTTGTAAATATCACGATCAAAAACTGCACTTTTACCGATTTGAACAATGGCATTAAGGCTTTTGGCACTTCAGACGGGGATGCTTCAGACGTTATAATATTCAACAATACGCTTAACAGAATTTACCAAGACAACATTTCAATGGGCAGCGAAAACACATCAACAAGCAAGATTTATGTCTTGCGCAACACAATGCGAATACCGTTTGCACGGTCTGGCATTGCCGAAGCGGAGGATGGCGATGCACGCGACCCGCACGGCGATTTGTTCCAGCTTTACAATACGACCGGGTCGGAAACGGTCTATAACACCTATTCGGCAGGGAACCGCGTCCTGTATCAACCGATCCGTTCTGGCGTGACTGCGCAAGGTAATTTCTGGTCGGATGCAAACAACCTGACAACCGGCTTTTACAATGCGTGGTCAATCAGTGACACGCTCATCGGCGGATCGACAAACGGAATTTCAGTAGGTGAAGACGGGACAAACGGCGGGCCTGTTGATGGCCTTTACGTTTATGGCGCGACCATTATGAACATGACAGATGGCGCGTCGTCTGTTTCCACAATGCGGATTTGGCCCAAGGCTTCGACGCATTCGTACGTTGAAAAGTCGCTTACCTACGGCATCACAAACGAACACACTGGCACAATTTTTGAATCCGGCAATTATGAATTGTCTGTTTCTGCCCCATCGCCGATCACCACGATATTCCCGAATTGGTCGAACTGGTCGGCATCGACCACGGTTGCGGAAACAGAAGAAACCTTGACAACGACCGGCGACGCTGCGGGCATCGGTGCGGTTGCTACGCGGGACGTTATCAATTGGTCAACAACCGACCCTGCATCTGTCATTCGGTGGAGTCAATTGCCGCCTGGTGTGGATTGGGCGAACGAAATCAATCTTACCGCGAGTTCTACAGTTACGCTGCCGTTGCGCCGCGTTTTGAATGCAGGGACGAACTTGACAGTTTCGGCAGGGACGGGCGTTGAATGGCGTTCTTACGAGTCGGATGGGACAACGCTTGATACTGATTGGACGAGTTCAAGCGGCACGATAAACGGCTTGCAGTGGATACAGTTCCGCACAACGGCGTCAGCGACTCCGGGCGCAACGCTAAGCCGCACGCTCACAATAAATGGCTTCGCCGTCTCTGTTGATTTCACCACGGCGGCAGCGGCGACTAATACGTATTTGACCTTCCAAGATGAGACAGCAAACCTTAGCAGCGGCAGTTCAAAGACATTTGCAGGCGTAAATTTTGGTACGGCTGATGCAAACCGCGTCATCGTTGTGGCGGTGTTTACCGGGTCACAGGATCACTCAGGCGTAGATATTGGCGGCTCGGCAGCAACCAAAGCCACCGGCACGTTTTTGGGCGGCGGGTTCAGTATCTGGTATCGTGCGGTATCATCGGGGTCTAGCGGCGACATCGTCGTGTCCAACACATCGGGCAGCCTTATCGCCAGACTGCGCATAGCTGTTTGGTCAATATACCCAAGCAGCGCAACGCCGCGAGACGCTGTTTCCGGGTCCGCTGCCGGCGCAACAAGCGCAATTGCGACTGACCTTGATGTCGCGTCGGGCGGATATGTCATCTGGATGGGCGGATACCATACGCCACAAACGGCGCAATATAGCGTCACTTGGAGCGGCGCAGATGGGGTAAATACCCGCGTTGATGGGCCTTCGAACATTCTAGAAGCAAATGCGGTCATTTCTGCGGGCGACATATCAATCACTGAAACAAATTCAACATTTGATATGACATTGGCGACGACCAATGCAACATCGAATAACAAGGCTATTGTCGCCGCGTCGTGGGATGCGTGATGACCGACCAACTCGAAAAACAACTGCAGGCCGCCCGACGGCTGCTTGCGATCAAGACGGCCAGGGACGACCTGCTGGCCTACCTTCGCTTGCGCATGCCGAACACGAACGCGCCGTGGGATGTCACGCAGTCCCGCTACCAGGTGACGCCGCTGGCGCGGATATTGACCGAGATCGTCCACAAGATCGACTCAGGCAAGATGAAGCGCGTGGCGATCTCGGTCGGCCCGCAGTTCGGCAAATCCGACATTCTCAGCCGCGCCGCACCGGCCTGGCTTTCCGGTCGCGACCCGTACCGCAACATAATGCTTGGAAGCTATAACCAGGACTTCGCCAACGAGTTCGGCGGCAACGTGCGTGATATGATCGACAGCACGTTCCACCGCCAGATTTTCCCCGAGCATGCGCTGAAGGTGAAGAGCGTCGACCACCTCGAGACGACCGTGGGCGGGCAGCTCAACTTCGTCGGTGTCGGCGGTTCCGGTACGGGTAAGCCGGCAGACATTTTCTTCATCGACGACCCGATCCGGAATGACGACGACGCACAGTCCGAATCTTACCGCGAGCGCCTGTGGAAGTGGTTCAACGGCGTCGTGTTCTCCCGCGGTCACGATGGCACCGCCGTGGTGATCGTCCACACCCGCTGGCACCAGGACGACCTGATCGGCCGCCTGTGCGACCCGGACCACCCCGAGCGTGACGGCAAGTACAAGGGTATCAGCAAGAACTGGACCTACATCAACCTGCCGGCCGTGGTGAAGGACGCCAAGCTGGCGCACGCGCTCGGCCTGCCGCTCACCCCGCCGCAGGATCCGGAAGTGATCGAGCAGTTCGGCGCCGAGCCCATGACGAGCCTGTGGCCGGGCCGCAAGTCACTGCCGCTGCTCGCCGAAGCGAAGCGCCAGGATGCCCGCATTTTCGGTGCGCTCTACATGGGCGAGCCGACGCCCGAAGACGGCGAATTCTTCAAGTCGGAAATGCTCGAAACCTACGACGTGGGCGAGCTTCCGAAAAACCTTCGAATATACGGCGCGTCCGACCACGCGGTCAGCACGAAGCAGATGAGCGACAAATCGGTGATCGGCTGCGTCGGCGTCGACGACAACGACACGGTGTGGGTGCTGCCGGACCTCGTGTGGGGCCGCTTCGAAACCGACAAGACTGTCGAACATTTGCTGGCGCAGATGCAACGGCACAACCCTGTCGCCTGGTGGATGGAAAACGAACTGATCTCCAAGTCGTTCGGGCCGTTCTTGCGGAAGCGCATGTCTGAGGATCGCGTCTACACGTTCATCCACCCGGTTACGCCGGCCAAGGACAAGATGACCCGAGCCCAGTCGATCCGCGGCCGCATGAGCATGCGCCGGGTGAAGTTCCCGCGGTATGCGCCGTGGTGGTCCGACGCGAAGGGGCAATTGCTCAAGTTCCCGTTCGGCACGCATGATGACTTTGTCGACTGGCTCAGCCACATCGGGCAGGGGCTCAACAAGATGATCGCCGCCCCGGTGGCGGCAAACGACGACCGGGCACCGAGCGCGACTACGCTGATCGGTATGCTCAACAAGACGAAACGTGAAGCATCGGCCGGCAAGCGCGCGGTCGCGAACGCAGGGTGGTAGAAATGGCCGACGAGATCGTTGAAACCGAAGCGCCAGAGGCGGCGCCGACCGAAACCGGACCCGAGCGCCAGCCGGACGTGGATCCGGCGCGCAAGGCGCTCGTCAGTTCGTGGATCGACAAGATCAAGCGCTCAAAGCTCAAGTTCGACCCGGACTTCAAGCGCATGCGCGAGTGCATGCAGTTGGCGCGCGACGGTGCGACGAAGGAATGGGTGCTCGCCAAGAAATACACCGTGCCGATCCTGAACAGGCACATCAACACGCAGGTCGCGCAGTTGTACGCGAAGCATCCGCAGCCGGTCGTGCAGCGCCGCAAGAAGCTGTTGTTCCAGTTGTGGGACGGCACGTCGGAATCGGCGATGGCGGCGTTCCAGGACGCTCAGATGGGCGACCCGAATGCTGCCGCCGTGCTCAACGAAGTAGCGATGGCCCAGATCGAGATGAAGAAGCTCGACAACATGGCGAAGACG